GGAAGCTTAGAACCTCTCAGCATAAAGCATTGGAAAGTCTTAGCGGACCAGGTAAATCTATATCCCACCTGGTTAGAACTGCTATTGATACTTATTTAGAACCCATCTATGAACAGGCTCACGAGGATCAGAAAATGGACAGAATGTTAAGCGAGATGGAAAGACTAAATGAAAAACTAGATCAAAGAGAAATATCAATGAACGATATTTTTGACGATTTAAATACTACTGCTAAGTAAAAAATGAAAAGAATAACATGGGTCGAGTGCCCAGGCTGTAAGATGTACAGCGATCAAAAGGTGATTCGTTCTGAGCGAAATTCAAAATTTATAACAATTCGCAGACGACTCTGTTACGAGTGCGGACACAAGTGGTTTACGATCCAGTATCCAGAAATGATAGTGCCTGACATACAGGCTCGTTATGCTTCCCGTGAATGACGCTTTGTTATATGTCGATACTTTAAATGCACATAAAACTGCTCCATCCACCATCTAAGTTTATATATTCCTGTACTCTTTTTTGTTTTGGTTTGCAGTACAGCTAATGTTGCTTCCAGTTCTATCACTCTCATCATTGCTTTAGACAATACTGCTTCAGTTCTGGCATGATTTTTCATCATGTCTATGCAGAAGGCTTTTACTTGTTTTATATCTTCGCAAGCCCATACTTCTCTACATCTAAGTTCTATTAACAATTCAACTTCGGGAGGTAGTTCCGTATGAATCATTTTCATAAAACCATCATCTTTCATGTCATTGAAGATTTGTGGTAGATCCTGGGAACATCCTGGCTTCAATAAAACTTACTGCTTGGTCATCTAGTGTATTGTCTGTCTGTTTAACCAACGCTTTCAGTAAATCAAGTACCAATCGTTTCATTGCTTTTGATTGAATAAAAACCATAAGTATAGGTTTTAAAATTTTTACCATTTGTCTGCTATGTCTATCTCTACCTTAACGCTTATTGCCAATCTTGGCCTCAATCTTTATATTTATAGTATATCACTAGGATTATGACAACAAAAGACCCAAAAACCGAACCAATAATAGAAGAAAAAGAAGAGAAAGATGGTCCTTCTCTTATTTCAAATCTAGTCCAAATGATTATTTTGTTTTGGAGTTTAGCAGTAATTTCTTTTGCGTATTTCGGAAATTCAACCAAACAAATTGATACAACTTTTGCAGCAGGTTTGCTTAGTGCAGTGATGTCATGCAGGTATTCCAGCAGCATACGCAGACCTTAATCATTCAATAATGTCTACTGTAAAACTAGAAGCAGTATCGGCAGCCACTTCAGCAGACAAGGTTGGTTCAAGTTATTCTGTGTCAGGTAGCGGTGTAGCCACAGTAGATAGTGATGGCAACTCAACTATTGGTGGATTAGGCACTGTAACTAGTGGCGTTCCAGCTTTAACTACGGTTACAGCTTCGCAAAGTACTTCGGGCGATGCGTTCTCTTTTTCCCAAAGTTATTTGGAAGGAGATGTAACACCTACATCTGAAGCTACAGTAGGAGAAATCCCTAACTTTTCTGACATCACTTCTTCAGCAGCAGCTAGTGTAGGAACAGCAGCTATTGGTTTAGATAACCACTCTATAACTCTAACTCCAGGTACAGGAACAGGTATAACATTAACAGGACAGTTTGTTACTGACTTAACCATTGACTGATGTGGAGGACACTTCCGTTTGTTTTTCTTATATCTAGCCCTGTCTACGCTGTGCCTGTGGTTCCTTCATTTACCCAGGGGTCGAGTAGTAGTCGAACAGAAACTACCACAAACATTACAGAATCTATACGAACATCAAACTATAATTCTGGGTACACATATTCAGTTACAGGATCAGGTGTTGAGCATGATGGAACAACTATATCTGCTCCAAATGCAACTGTTACTGAAAATATAAATGGTACGACTTACACATGGACAGGTTTAGATTTAGGAGAAAAACCAAATTGGTCAATAACAAATCCTGGAGATGCCTTTCAATTTACAGAGGTCTACACACCACCTGGTCTAGAGTCAGTTTCAGACGTAACTCGCACGATCCAATCAGAAAGCGTAACAGATACAACTACAATATTCTCGCAATAATAGGATTATTCTTTGGGAGTCCAGCGTTTGCTAATACCTCAAACACTGCTGCTCCCTCTGCTTCTGCTAGTGGATCTGTCTCTAATTTTGCAACACAGGTTTTGCAAGGAAATACGATAGAAAATCATTATGGAAATGGTATCAGATGTCAAGGTCCACAAATGTCATTTAGCCCATTTGTTACTACTTCGTTTAATCAAAAGCGACCATTTGATTACACATACGAAACACCTGTATATGACCCAAGTGTTGATGAAGATGGCAACTTAATAAATCCTGGTAAGATTCTTTACTATCAACAAAACTATAGTGGTAACAAGGATTCTCTAGGATTAAATGTAGGAGCAGCATTAACATTTACTTTTCCATTGGATCAAAGATTTCAAGATGCGTGTTTAAAAGCAGCCACGACTCAAGAAAAGATACAAAGTCAAATACTATCTAAAGAAAGATTAAACTATGAACTTGCAAGACTTAAAAATTGTGGAGAGTTAAAAATTAAGGGAATATCGTTTGCTACAGATAGTCCTTACCATGACTTATGTAAGGATGTAATCGTTACTGAAAAGATGAATCAAGTATTACCGCACACTCATAAATTAGAGTAGACAAGTCACGGGTATTAAACTTATCTACGGATAACTATTCTACCTTATCTTTTTTCTTTGTCAGTTTCTTTATCACATTTTTAACCACAGGTTTTACTAAATTAAGAATGATCGGAGCAGAACAGCCGACCAAAGCAAGACTAAAAACCCCAGTAAACTGTTTAAAAGACGGAATATATTGGTCGATGAACGGTACGTCTTCATAAAGAGTGATACATTCTATCCCATTTGTACCACGTTCATAGCCAATAACACGTTCTAACTTTTTATCGTTACGAAAGTCTCCTACTCTTTGCTCTTTTTTACTTGGACAAGGTGGTATTACAAGTTCTTCTTCTTTTTTCTTTTCTGGTATTTTTGCTTGTTGCTGCGGAGGTTGTTCTTGTTGTCTCTCTTGTTGCTTTGCAGGTGCAGTATATGTAAAATTCGCAGGGTTATATTCAAGTGGTTCATAGCTAGGAATGTTAAACGTACCACAGGCTTGATATGTTCCTAGTTCATCTTCATTTATTAATCCTGTAAGATTATTTCTATGTGCATCAACACAAGCTGGAATATCAACAACTGGTTTATAGATAATATCTAATATTGGTGTTTGTACTTCCCATAACCTTATTTTTGGAACGTAAACCTGTTTTATTTCAATCTTTTGTATCTTCGTCATCTACATCTCCAATAGAAATAGACCAACCATCTTCTCCAAATTTACCTTTCTCTATTACTTTAGGTTTTTCTTTTGCATTTTCTCTTAACCAATTTTTGTGAAACTCTTTTATTTCATTATCAAGTTCTAAATTAAACTTTTGCATACGCATCCAGTTAATAAACTTGTCTATATAATATTTAATTAGTTTTTTAAAAAAACCAAATATCATAAAGGCAACATAGGGCCAGTTACTTTTGGTAACTTTTTATCTATTTGATTAGGTAATATTTTACCTACACTATCCATGACCTTTTCCATCATCATCGCTTCAAACTGTGGACTTGTTATGTAACGATAACCTGCATATCCAGCAGCAATAGTTGTGACGCTAATGATAAAAGATAAAATAGATAATACAGATGAAATTTTATTTAACATGAGAGATGCGTTTGCAAAAGCATTAGTACCTGTCACTATTATAACCTTCACAGGAATTATGGCTTTAGCTCCTTTATATGTAACTTTAGGAGTATTACAACGTCAGCTAAACACTAAAACCGCCCCATAGGAATTACTTTAGGTGGCATTGGTCTGTAATATCCTGGAGGAATACAAGGCATAATGCCACATCTTTTTGGTTTTCTATATCTAGGCATACGACATACCGTTACACCTCCACTTCCTTTGCATCTTTTCTTTCTTGGTCTACCTTCTGGAAAGTAATTTCTTGGCCTATTTACACCTTCTGAAGAAACACTAGCTTCAGTAATTGTTGGGAATAATAACCCAACTAAAAGAAAAGTTGAAAATACTTTTTTTACCACAAAAATAATTAGTAAATATTTCTATTATAGTAATTAAAAAATTTCAGTCAAATTACTCTGAAGTTTTATTTGCTATTAAAAAGGCTTTATAAGAATTTTTTACTGAATCTGTCCATACCGCATTACAAATCGCTTGAACTTTCGCTGGTTCGTTTGATAAATCAGTATCTACCAAATTATCAGAAGCATCTAACGTGCCAGGATTTAATACATATCTACGATAAGAACGTGTTAACTCCTTGCCGTCTTTGCTGATAACAGTTGCTTCACGAACTTGTACGTTTGCGTATTCACCGACAATTTCTATTTTGTCGTATTCCATTGATTCAGATAGTGCCATTTAGGAAAGCCCTCCAGACTTAACAGGTTTATGGTGCGTAGTTTAAAGACTTAGCTTCGGTCTAAATTATGCTGCAATATAACTTCCATGAATCCCAAATACCGTTGTATTACTACTACCAAAATTTGACAAGTTTAAAGGCAGATTACGAAAAGAGCCAAATTTTCTTGCTCTAACTCTAGAAGTACCTCCAGCTACATAAATACCAAGACTTAAAGTATTTGTATGCCAATCAATATTACTATTTTGATTCCAATTAAAATGAAAAGAAGCAGTTGCGGTAGAACTTGCTGTAAAAGGTAAACCACCACATTGCCACTCACCACCACCACCAGTATATGAACTTGTTTGTAAATACAGTTGAATATGAACAACATTACCTATTTTCGTATAGTATCCAAGTTGAGTGCTGTAATTTACAGTTGGATTACTAGAACTGCCCTCAAGTGTTGGCGTGAAAGTACCTTGTTCATAATCATCTAATGTATTAGCATCTGCGGTGTCTGAACCGAATAATATACCAGTAGAGGCTTTTACAGCACCAGTAACATCCAGCCCTGTCGAAGATGTTTCTGCCTTCTTCGTTCCATTATGGTACAACTCCACAGCCCCATTACGTTTAAACTGAGCCATTGATGCTGTGCCTGACTCTATTAATAAATCACCATTATTAGTACCACCAGACCTTATAGAAGGATTTTCACCAGAAGCGGCTGTAAATGCTAATTTATAACCTGTTGTTACAAACGCTGCAAATTGTCCAATTCGTAATCTTTGAACTCCATTTGATATAAATTTTATAGAAGTACCATCAAATGCCATACCAGTATTGGTATAATCTTCATGTAATACTCCACCAGCAACAATAAGATTATTCGCAATAACATTGCCATCAACATCCAATCCAGTGCTGGTCGTTTCTGCCTTCTTTACATTATCGTGATACAGTTCTACAGCACCATCAGCATCAGCATGAATCATTGAATGATCGTTTGTAAGATCATTAATCCGAAGAGTGTCAGATCTTATTTTTAATGCCCCAACAGCATGATCTATATAACCATGATTATTATCTCTATAAATAGTTAAATTCGTGTTCATACGAATTTTCTTATCAACTGCAAAATCTAAACCAACTGAAC